CATATTTCAGTCTCCTTATGCTTCTGTACAACTGATCTTGACAATACCCTCATCATCGATGGCAACAGCGCCAGCAGAGAACATAGAGCTAACCAGGAACGACGTCTTTTCAGGGACGTAGTTAATTTCTGATTTTTGCGCCATTGATTCTGCATAGCCTAGTGCATCTTTGTGATAAGCAAAGCAAGAACGAGTAGATGGTTTAGGTACTCCGCCCTCATCGCGGTCGCCCATGGTAAGGATATTGAAGCCCATAAATGAATTGATTTCGCCACGAACCAAGGCACGAACAGATGCAAAATCCGCAGATGTTGTTTCTGTTTCACCTAGTAAGGCATCGAGCTGTGAAGCGTGCATAAGAAGATAGCGGCCCTCAGACGGGACGTTTTTCTCATTCATAGCTTTTGCAGCTGCGCGTAACTTGTCAATGTTCATGTTAGATGATGCTCCACCTACAGATGTAGCAACAGTGCTTGGTGAACTAGCAGCATCAAGTGCATCGATCATAATCTGATCCATGCGACGCGCTATTGACTTACTAACGACTTCCACTAATTCACGACGTTCATCAAAATTGATGTGTGATTGATGGAAGATATCGCTGTATTCCGCAGCAATATAATCGCTCATAGTCGCAGTTACCTGGCTGTAAGTGACATTTAATGGTGTAACGTCTGTTTGCGGAACGCGTACAGTAGCAACACCTTTACCGATTTTTGGAAACTTTACAGTGTTTCCTTGAACCCCTGTTCTCGCGCGACAAGTGCCTCGAAGAATGGATTCAGATTGATAAGCCTGTTTTACTTCTGATTCAAACAGAGTAACGAAGGCCGTAGTGACATTCTGCGCCATAGCAGAACCCTCCTATTTTGGTTAAAAAGGTTATGTTAAGCGCGATCCGTTATCCTGTTAAGGCGGTCGCTTGCGAGGTATGGCCCCGCCACCAAGTGCGTTTACACCAAATAGCGGGCCGCACAAGCGGTTATCCGACAATGTGATTATATAATATAAATATCACATTAGCAAATATTTATTCTTGTGCTGCCATCCATTGCTTTTCGACGCGTGATCTAAATGCTGTGTCTGTTGTCCATCTAGGATCTGCAATCGCTGCTTCCAGATCTTCTCTCGTCATATCTGGCGATGATGCAGCTGATTTCACAGGTATGCCATCATTCGTTAATGATTGATGATATTTTAAAAACGCGTTTATTGAATCGGCGCTATTTAAACTGCCCGCAATGGCATCGCGCTCATTATTATTCAAAGGCGCTTTCATCAATAATCGTTCAGCCATTTCTATTTTTTCTTGAGCGCGCTCGCCTAGCTTCGACATTTCCGCTGTGCGATCTTGATCCATCTTCTGAGCAACATCATTGCTTACGGCTAAGACTCTCGACGCAAGATCTTCAAAAGCCGCCTGGCTAACTCCATTATCTTTCGCCCACTCTTGATAAATGCCGACTGTTGGATCATCTGGATCCAATCCCGCATTAACCAGGTCCTCCATTTGGTAGCCATCTTCTGGAGCTTTATGCTTACCTTGGCTAAATTTTTTCTGAAGCTCGTTATAGCTTTTTGCAAGTTTTTCAACATCTGGTCCATCCTCGTCCCAAAATTTATCTGGATAATAATCAGGCCGCGCTAACGGCTCATTGTTTTCTTCCGCAGCAGTTTCCTGGCTTTCCTCACCTGGCACAGCATCATGCAACGGTATCGGATCTTCTTGTGTTTGTTCAGCAGCTTCGACTTGCTCCTGAGGATTTAAGAGCGGGGCATCGGCTGCGATGTTGTCCTGTTCCATAGTTTCCTGGTTTTCCATCAATCTGTTCTTTCTATTCTTTTTTCTATCATGCGAACGATCTCAGCCATACCTGTCCTGACGTAACCATAAGAATGGTCCTCACCAGGAACCCATGTTGGCCTATCTATTGTTATTGAGCGCAAGTGCGATAGCACCTTTTGCCCCTCTTCCGATTTAAAAACTCGCCCATACAGAATATCAATATCGTCCGCTTGTTGAACCTCTATCCTGGGAGCATCGGTTAAACCATCCCATCCATCATCAATCATACCATAGCACCTTCCATAGCGCCGCCATCATCAACAGGTGGCGCTTCTGCCCCCGCCTGTTCTGCCATCATGGCTTGCTGCATTTGCATCATCATTTGTTCTTGCTCTTCGGGGCTGTTAAGGATGTTCTGATCAATACCTAAACGCTGCGCAATAAACTCTAATACTTTAGGGACAGAAACAGAAACCTGGCCTTGTGGCCCCATACTATTAGCAATCTGCATATACTGCATTACATCATTTACTTCTTGCAGTTTTTGCGCTTGTGCCAAAGGCGAAACAGGCGTTACCTTAACTTCCGCACCATTCACTTTAAGAGGCATATCTACCAAGCCCTGCTGATCCATGACATACAATGTTCTTGCAATAATCGGCAACATTGTTTCTGTAATCAATCGACCAAATGCTGAACCAAGATTTGTAGCAAGCTCCCTGGTACGTTCTGAAATCTCAGTAGCAGATCTGGCAGACATATTATCTGGTGGTAGCGTGTCGTCCATCATAATCTTTTTAATATTCATTCTAAGATCATTTATGACAATTTGACTTGTATTAAAATCACCCGCTCTTGGTAATGGAGCAAGAGACGCACCATTCGGTCCACCATTTCTTGCCACAGCAACTACCGCACCAGGCTGTATTTTGATATTTTGTGGATTTAATACGCCGTCGTCCGCAGCGGTATAAACCCCCGCAATCGACAACGATGCGTTTTTCAAAACAAGCTCTAATGTTTTATTTAAAGTTTTTATGTCTGCAATCGCTGTTACTAGCGGCCCGCGTCCATAAACTTCACCCGCTACCTTCATGTAACGTGATACAACAAATGGTGACGACTTCATTTCCTTATAAAGCAATTCTTGTTTCTTAGCGGGCCAGAAAACATGGTAGTGATACCTACCTGTGTCTTGATCAAATATAACTGCGTCCCGCAGATCGATCTCCTGATCTGGCCTACGCTCAATCGCTTCTGTCAGCTCCACTGTCATTTTAGCATCTGGAAACTCTCGAATAACGGCTTCCGCTTTGATCTTTAGCTGGCGATAGACATTATCAACCGTACCATTAGCACCCTCTTCAATAGAAACTAGATACTGTGGAATAGGATTAAACCTAACAGGCGTCGTTTCGTCACCAGGCGTTATCATCATAACGCCCGTACCAACAGCCAGATCTAATAAAAATTCACCCATAGCAAGATCAAAATTAGTTTGTCTAATCGTTTCAAACAATCTATCACTGTAATTATCTAATACTTCTTGTGCGCGAACCTGATCTTCTTGCGGTATTTTAGATCCTGGCTCCAGGCGACACCATTGCTTATATGGTGGAAACAATCCAGCTTGCAATCTATTAGCAAAGCGCTGTGTCGCATGAATAGCGGTGGAATCGAATATTCTTGACATCTTGGATTTACCAGCAACACCACCCTCATAATAGCCTGAATATAAATTTCTTTGCGGTAGGGCATACTCATAACAATCTTCATATATTGAGCGCCATTCGTCTTTCCTGGCCTGGGCCTTTGCTTCACGTTCAATTAACTCTTTAATGCTTAGTCTAGGCATTTCTTTTCTCATTTCTTTTACTTATTGCCGCCGCCTTTTTCCTGGCGTCTGCTTTGGAAGATGCTCCCCAGGCACGAAGAGATAATAACAATCTAGTAGGTCTACCTTTAGAATCTTTTTCTGGCCCACTATTCCCCGCCATCCTGGCAAGAAACGATGCGCGCCTTGGATTGTCTCCAGACTTTACAGGCGCTTTAAGATTGGATCCTGTCGTGCGCTTGAAAAACTTACGCCCCGCAGCATTTAATCCACCTTTAGGGTTTTGATACCGTTTGGCTACCATTACTTAGACTTTTTTTTTGGTCGTTTTACGCTTCTTTGCTGCTTTTTTAGCGGGCTTCTTAACCTCTTTAACAACAACTACAGGCTCTTCAACCACAACATTTTTGCGATATACGCGATCATCTGATTTAATTTTTGTCATATTAACCTCCAGGTCCTAATGTTGTTCTTGTTCCAGACGCCGTACTGCCTGGCGCGCGATTAGGCGACATTAACAGCCGCATACCGCCCGATCTTCTCGCGCGCTTTCTAGCTGCAAGGCGCGCAGTTTCTTCACGGGTTTGTGCTTCTGCCCTAGATTCAGCGCGATCCTGTACTTGTTCAACAGAAGTTTTTGCGGCTTCTGTTTTGTCTACCTCTGTAGCTGACTTCGGTCTACTACCCTTAATGGAACCAAGTAACGCTGGAGCTGCCACAGATGCTATTGTTGGTAGGACCCATCCTGGAAGTGCTGCAAGTGCTGCCATTATCTTATCCTTGTCATCATATAATAATCTTCACCGTATGGACCAAACTTGTACATAACGGACTCTGAAGTAAAATACAACATTCTAGCAAACTTGTAAGCTGTATAGTCCGACTTTAAGACGGCTATCTGTAGGCGCTTCATATCCAATTCATGTTCTATTACGTCCAAAACGTAACGACCTCCTTTTATTAACGGTATCGCATTTTCCTTGATTTCTTGTCCTGGCAGCATCCAAACTTCTGCTACCCCAGGCCACATTATCCTAACACCGAATAACGCTATAATGCACCCGTCTTTAACTAAGGTCCAGCTTAGATCTGGCACAGCATTGCCGATTATATAATTAAGATAGTTTGGCATTATGTTTGTATATTGTATTTCTAGTGCTTTAAGATTTATTGTTAAAGCGTGTTCAGGTCTAAATGGTATCATTTGGACGGATCGTTTGCTTACATAGTCACCAAATGCAATCATTAGAATATCTCAAATTCTGTTTTTGCGGCGTATGTACCGCCTTGACTTGCATAAGATCCGCGTCTTAGTCGTCGTTGCTCACCACCGCCTAGCATTAAATAACCAAATGCGTCGCCACAGTGTGAATGATCATTTTTAACAGGGCTATCTTTAAACCGTTCTTGACCAGCGCCAAGGCTTTGTCGTTTAAAAAAGTAACCGCCTGATAGACTTTTTCGCAATCTTAGACATTTTTTATCGACCATTAATCCTGGTTTACCTGAGATCAACCTAGTCATAGGAGCTGCACCCGCCTCGCGTCTTACCTGGAACGCATTACTATCTGTTGGCTGCGCTTTAAAACCGAGCGATCTTAAATGATCAAATGCTGTTACCTCGTAGATTTCATCGCGTTTATTACCCGCTGGATCTCCCCATATCAAGATATCGTGCTTGCTATATTTCTCAGCAATCCTTGAAATCATTTCCTGACCGAACCTTTCCAGGCCCATATCAAACGTAACTAATTCATCAAATATT